CGAGGAGCACGGAGTTGAAGTCGCTGGTAGAGCCACCGAGCGCACCGACAGCGTCGCCGAGGGTGGTCAGTGTCGGGATGACGTCCTTGGCGGCGACCCCAACGCCGAGGAGTTTCTGGGCGCCGACGACTGAGCCCTCCACGTCGAACGGCGTCTTGGCCGCGAAGTTGTAGAGGCTCTTGATCATGTCCTGGGCCTTGCTGGCAGAGCCGAGCAGGGTCTCGAAGGAGATGGAGTAGGATTGGAGGTTGGCGACGCCTTCTAGCCCCGTCTTGAACGCATCCGAGAAGCCGCTGGCGATTCGCGAGCCAATCTCGTAGATGCCAGCGGCGCTCATGATGCGACCGACAGAGCCGATGAAGGAGTTGCCGAAGAAGCCACCGGCGGACTTGCCGCCCTCGCTACCGGCCTGCCGGGCGACGGGAGCGATCTGTCCGCGGACGCTGGGTCCGAAGCCCTGGAGGGACGGAATGAGTTGGATGGTTGCGTATCCGACGACAGCCATGCGGCCTCCTAGGGGTTCTGGGCGAGAATGGCGTCGCGTTCAGCCATGCGCTTCTGGTGGTCCAGTAGGGCCTGTACGCGGTTGGTCTTCTCATCGGCCGAAGCGATGGGCTTGGGTCGGGCGGGGTGCGGCTCACCAGTGAGGTACTGGATCATGTAGTCCAGGAGCCAGGGCTCGATGCGGGACCACTCGCGCGGGATGCCGGAGACGGCAGACGCGGTGAGAGAGTCCTGGGGTAGCCCGGAGATGAGCACAGACAGTCGTCGGACTGATAGCCCGGAGCGCCACAGGTCGGCGAGGTCCACGTGGTAGTAGTGCTGGAGGTCAGCCTCGACAGCGTCCGCGTGGTCTCGCAACAGCGCTCCGAGCGCTATCAGTTTCCCGAGATGCCGAGGGCCTTCTGGATCTTCTCGAAGAGATCCTGGAGGTCCGAGATGAGCGGCTTGGTCTCGCGGAGACGGGTGTAGCCGTCGCCTGCGAGCATACCGCGAAGCATGTGAGTCATCTTGCCGTCTTCCATGGCTTCGAGGGTCTCGATGGTCCACTCGGCGGACGGCACGACGCGGTACGTCTTGCCCTTCCAGGTGACGGTGATGGGCTTGTCGGTGATGTCGGTGTTCGGCATTGCGGTTTGCTCCTAGCGTGGGTGGAGGGTGCGTGGGATGAGGAAGGCCGGGTAGCGCCCCACGCGAGCACTACCCGGCCGGTCTGTTAGTCGTCGAGAGTCGACGGGTCCGTCTCGATGGTTGTGTACAGCACGCCGGAAGCGTCCGGGTACACGGTCACCGTGAACTTGTACGTGGTCGGGTCCTCTTCCGACTCGGTGATGTCGTCGATCTCCTCGACCTCGCAGTCGGGGAGGACGCGGCGCTTGATGCGCTCACCGTCGCGGGTCTCCAGCCCGAGAGCGAAGCGGTAGCCTGCCTTCGGCGTGACGCTGGTGCGAGTGCGCACACCCCCGGCAGTCGTGGAGGAAGAGCCCGGGTTCGCGAGCAGGAAGACGTTGTCGTTGTCCTCCAGAGCCGTGAACTGGAAGGTTCGGCTCTGCTCGGAGACGGACTTGCGGTAGAGGATTCCGCCCCAGGCGTAGTGCTTGTTGACGGTCTGGTCGCGGGTCTCGACGAAGCCTTCGCTGCCGTCGAGAAGGCCGAGGGCCTTCCATGCGACGGGCCAGACGGAGGTCAGGTCGGTGGGGCCAGCAGTGCCCTTCGGAGCGGTGTAAACGTCCGCGCCGGTCCAAAGGGAGGTGTTATCGGCGTTTCCAGCCACAGGTTCTCCTTAGATGAGATTGCGCGGCCGGAGCCGTGCCGTAATGGTGAAGTAGGCCATCGGACGCCCAAGGTCGGGGTCGTAGGTCGGGAAGGTCGATTGCTGCGAGGAGCAACCACGCAGGTCGTCGCTGGAGTCAGCGAGGATCAGCGCCTCCGCGCGTCGCGCGAGGGTTGTGGTGAGGCCGTCGTCCGCGCCGTAGCACAGGAAGCGGATCGTGTCTCGCCCGTTCAGCGTGGAGTTCCGGGACGAGCCATCGGACTTGACCTGGATGTACGGGACTGCGGGGGCCTGAGAGTCGTTGTTCGGGTAGTCTCGGGTGGAGACCGTGACGTCCGGCATGAGCACTCGGAGTCGGTCTCGGACGACGAGACGACCGTCGGGGAAGAGGATTGGGGTGTCCATTACTTACCGCGCCCCATCTCGAATCCAGCGGCCTGCACGGCCTGCGCGAGATAGCCGTACTTACCTTCGAGAGACTCAGCGCGCTTGACGGCGACGGTGATGTTGCCCTGGGGCCGGTCGGTGATCACGACGCCGTCGAGGACGTAGCGCGGGTCGACCCGCTGGTCGGAGTAGGACTCGCGCGCATCGGCTGCGGCGTCCGCGGTGCCCGCGGCGATCAGGGCGAAGATGCCTTCGTCAGAGCGAAGCATCTCGCCGATGCCGTCGTGGTTGAGGCGGAAGGAACTAGAAGCCACTGGGATCACCTACCGTCACGCGGGTCAGCGAGGCCGTCAGGTGCGTGTTACCGTTGATCAGCCCCTGCTTGATGTTGGGCTCGCCGGTGACGCGCCAGACCTTGCCGTCCTGCTCGATGCGGGACGTCTCGGTGACCTGGCTGTAGATGAGCATTTCAGGGCCGCGGCCGGTGGCGATCATCTTGCCGAGGCGGTCGGTCTGGGTGCCGGTGTTGACGTCCTTGTCCTCCGTGGTGTTACGCTGGAGTTCGGCGCCCGGGATCAGGACCTTGGTGGGGTTGCTCCACGTCGGCAGCGGGTCGCCGTAGGAGTCAGTTCCCTGAGTCGGGACTAGCAGGTACACCGGGGACTGACGGCTGGTTTCTCGCAGCACGTGCGGCCTCCTCTGCGTAGATGTCGTATTCGGCTTCGTCTAGCCAGGCGACCCAGTCGGACGACGGGAACTCGCCGGGAACGAAGCTGGTTCCCCACGGGGCTACCATCCGCGCCTCCACCAGTACGGGGTGAACGGGGTCTCGGGCGGGCCGAGGTGGATGGTTCCGATGGAACTGGACGAGATGCCCGCGGCGTTGCGGACCTTGGCGATCTCGTTCGGCGTCAGGAAGACACCTGAGGTCGCAGAGGTCGTGATGGTGTGCTCGCCGGAGATCTCCTGCGACAGGCCGGAGGGGTTCTCCCACTCTCGACGGGCTGCCTTGTAGATGATGAGTTCGACGGTGCGCGGCAGGTCCGCCGTCCACGCCGTCTCAGTGTCGGCGGGGACTTCGTCGAGGACGAGCGCCGTAGCGTCGCCGATGTAGACTTCGGCGGCGTCAAGGTCAGCGCCGGTGAGGGTGCCGACCTCCAGACGGAGCCGGGTTTCGAGGCCCGAGACGGGCAGCGGGAGTGCAGTCATGTGGGCCTCCGGTATTGACAGTTAGGGGCCTAAGTGGCGGTAACCGGTGAGGCTACCGCCACTTAGGAGCGGGTCACGCCGCGGTGTCGATGAAGACGGCCGCGCCACCCGGAACGTCGACCACGGTGGCGGTCGTGTTCGTGTAGTCGCGAACGATCTTCTTGAGCGGCAGGGCCGCAGAGCCGACGAAGGTCGACACGAGCGAGCGGTCGACCGTGTGCATCACGTCGTAGTCGCGCAGGTAGCGCAGCGAGAAGCCGTTGCTCGACTCGATGGCACCGAAGGGCGCACCGGCCGGAATGAGCGGCGCGCGGACGGCGATGGTGAAGGAGTCACGCGAGAACGCGTAGATCTCGGTCTCACCGACGCGGGTCGACTCGACGACCGTGAAGCCCTGGACGCGGCCGACGGCACCCTCGCGCAGCGCGGCGGTGGAGCCGGACTGCGAGGCGTCGATCAACTGCTTCGAGGAGATCAGGTCGGCGTAGACCTGGGTGCCCACGATGACCTGGAGCGAGGCCGGGTTGACACCACGGTCGCGCAGGATCTTGCGGAGCGCGACGAAGGTGGCGACCGGGTTGGCCGCGTCGTAGTCCGGCAGGGTCTCGCCGGTCTGGACGCCCTGGGTCGTCTTGAGGGTCGTGACGAAGTTGTGCTCGATGAAGTCCACGACGGCGTCGACCTGGGGGGCGAGCACCTGTGCGGAGAAGGACTCCAGGTTGAGCGTCATGTCACCCTCAGAGAGGGAGACAGCCGAGTAGGCGTGGGTGCCGAGGGTGATCGGCACGGTGCTCTCGGACAGTTCGTCGAGGACGATGGCGGTCGTCTTGTCGTCGATGCCGCGGTCGCGAGCGATCAGCGCGCCGGGGATGCGGACGTTGACCGTACGGCCACGCCCACCGCCACCGAGAAGGTCGTTCTCGTAGTTGCGGTTGACGAGCGCGGACAGGTAGGCGTCTTCGGCAGCCAGTTCGACTGCGACTCGGGCCACCTGCGGCGCCTGGTAGAAGTTGTTAGCCACGGTGGCTACTCCTTAGGGTTAGGGGTTACCGTCGGTTCCGCGCCGCGCGTGCGATGGCGGCGGGGTCGAACGGTTCAGGAACGTCGGTCTGCCCGTTCGGAAGGGCAGGCGTCACGCGGGAACTACCGGGCGCCTTAGGCGTCTCGGGCTCCTTCTTGGGGGCAAGGCCCGCAAGTGCGGAAGCCTGCTTGTCGATTTCCTCTGCGGACTCCGCGGTGAGGAAGACGAGCGCACTCTCGGGAAGTTCGTACTGCGCGAGGACGGCCTTGCGGCGTGCCTCAGCGAGTTCGGCCTTCGCGGCCTCCAGTTCCTTCGCGACCTTCTCCTGCTCGGAGAGTTTTGCGTCTTCGGCGGCCTGCACGCGAGCGGCGAGTTCGTCGCGCTCGACCTGCGTCTTGGCCTTGTCGCCGCGGAGGTTCTGGATCAGCGTCCAGGCCTTCTCAGCGTCGAAGTCCTCATCGTCACCCCAGGGCTTAGTGGGCTCTGCGGGCTTGATGGGCTCGGTCTGGACCGGAGTGGTGGGCTCGTTGTTCGGGTCGATGTCGGGCATCGGTTTCGGCCTCCTGTGCCGTAGGTGTAAACGCTCACCTGGAGCGTCGTGAGTCGCGGCTAGGCCGCAAGCCCGTAGTCGGCGCGAGGAACAGCGTTCATCGCCTGCCGTACGGGAGAATCGGGGTCCTTCATGGCCTTGTTGTACGAGGAGCGCCAGTCGCCCTTGTTCTCGTCGTAGAAGCCACGGAGGAGACGGCTCTGGTCAGTCCAGCCGCGGGACGGGTCGTTGCGGAAGCACATCTTGGCGCCGCAGCCACAGCCGTCGTGCGCGCGGAAGTTGACCGTGCGCTCGTTGTAGACCGGGCCGCGCGAGATGAGCATTGCGCAGAAGTAGCAGGGGGCGCCGTCGCCGACTCGGGCCCAGCCGACGGTGCTGTCGGACTGGAACGAGCGGTCGATGATGCCCTGGCGGGGCGCGTCGAGGATGCGCCGCTGGGCCGAGCGCAGCATGGCCGCCTGGCCTGCGCGCTCAGCGAAGTCAGTCGAGGCACCGGCCGCGATCTGCTTCTGGATGGTGACGAAGCCTGTCACGTAGAGGGCCGTGAGGTCGGCTTCGAGGGAGTTGACGACTACGAGCGGGCTCTGGTCGTCCTCCGCGCGCGTGTAGCCCGCCACCTCCTGCGAGTCGCGGAGGAAGCGGGTAGCGAGCGGCATGGCGTCCGAGCGTGCCTGCTGGATGAGGTAACTGGCGCCGAGGGCGAACCTGGTGTAGGATCCAGCGAGGTCCGCCGGGTCAAGCACCTGGGCCCACAGGCGTCGCAGGTCGGTCTGGGTCTGTGCGACCTTGCCGACCTGCGACTGCGAGTGAGCGATGCTAAGGCGAACGAGTGCGTCAGCCTGTGACTGGTCCAGTTGCGGGGGCGTCGACATTGTCGGTCTCGTCCTCCGGGTTCGGGTTCAGGTTCGGCGTGTTGCCGTTCTTGTTCAACTGGGCCGCAAGGGTCGAGATCGGGTCGGTGTCGGCCTGCTTTTCGGCAACCTCGTGCCAGTGGCGGATGTCCTGGTCGGACATGCCCGGGATCTTCTCCCAGAGGGCCTCGCCGGGGACGCCCAGTTTCTCGGACAGCATCGCGAGGCCCTCGATGGTCTGGAGGAACTCGCTCGACGTGTCGTCGCGCCAGCGCGTCTGTGCCATGAGGTCTTCGCGGTCACTGACCGGCGCCGTCGGGTCGGCCGTGGCCGCCAGGCGGAACACCTGCTCCCAGGACTCGCCGAAGATCATCTTGTACTGCTCGACCTGCTGCGTCGTCGAGTCCTTGAGGGAGCCGAGGGATGCCGCGGAGACGTTGACCACGTCGCCGGTGAGCATGTTCGGGTCGATGGCCGCGTGCGCTGCGAACGTCTTGACCGCGTCGCGGTAGGCGATCAGGTGGTTGGCCACGTCCGTCTGCTGGAACTCACCGAACTTGGTGTCGGGGCTCTCCGCGACGAACAGGCGGTCGATGCCAGCCTGGAACGGCGGCGCCGGGGTACCCTCGGTGCCGTCCTCGTTGACCGGGACCGGCACTGCCATGCCCGTGACCCAGCGCTGGCGGAAGACGCCGTACTGGAAGGCCATGTGGATCGAGAACGTGATCTCGTTGATCTTGTCCTGGTCCTTGAGGAGCGGGAAGAGCGCGCCGTAGGGGTTGTCCTCCAGGCGCTCACGGAAGCGTACGAGCGGGACGACGCCGAGGCCGTGCGACTGCGTGTCGCGGAGGGTGAACTCGGGCTGCACGATGGTCGGCGCGGTGACGCCGCCGTGCGTGCCGTCGATGGTTGTCGAAGGCTGCTTGACGAACGTGTAAACGTTCTGGTCGTCGTACATCTTGACGACCTCGTTGCCGTCAGTGTCGCGACCGGCGAGTTCGACCGCGTACTGGGCCCACTCGTCATCCGGGTCGTTGTACCAGGCCATCACGCGGAAGGGCGAGAGCGGCTTGATGTACGGCATCGGAGACGCGTTGTCACCCAGCGTACCGGGGAGGACGAGGACGTACGAGACGCCGTACTCGATGGCCGCGCGGTGCACGATGGTCTGACGGGCGTCGAGGCCGTTGGCCTGCCAGTATTCCCAGGGCTTCGAGTTGTCGAACGAGTCCGTAGGGCGGTAGCCTTCGACGAAGAGGCGCTTGACGAAGGTGTCGCTGACTAGCGGGAGCCAGTTGCTGACTGCGCGCCGGGCGATCTCGCTGTACTCGTTCGCGATCCGGTAGGACTGCGTCGAAGGCATGTACGGGAGCGCCTGGTCACCGCTGAGGTAGGCCTTGACCTTCGCCATCGCCGAGTCGGGACTCGTGAACTGCGCACGGAGCGTGCTACTTGCCTCTTCGGCGAGGGTCGGGGTGATGTCGACCATCCGGGAGCACCTCCAAGGGTGTGTCAGAAGCCGTAGACTCGACCGGACGAGCGACGACGGTAAGACCCGTCCGCGAGGACGCGGGAGCGGGCCATTCGTGAGAGCATGAGGGCGGCGAGAGCGTCGACCTTCTTGGGCGACTCGCGGCTCTCCTTGCCGAAGTACACACCCCAGCGGTTGAGGCGGCGTCGGCCGTTGAGCACGTGGCGTTTCAGCACCTCGTCGGCGCGAACGTCAGTGTGGTTGAGCAGGAAGTGAGGGCCCCAGGGGGTCTCCTTCTCGACGATGGCTCGGTTGAGGGCTTCGACGGCGCGGGTGGTGTCCAACTGGTGGCCACGCATGTCCCAGCCGACGGCGTGCTTGGTGGTCGCCTTGACGATTAGCCGCTCGGCGTAGGTGTCGCGCCAGGAGTCGATGTCGGTCTCCCAGAGGGCCACGTCGGCGAAGAACGCGATGACGTCGAGGCGCGCGAAGACGTTCTCGACCACGCCGCGGACTTCATCCTTCGGGACTTCCCAGTTGCGGCCGGATGGCCCTTCGGGCTTCTCCCAGACCGCGAGCAGGAACGCTGCACCGTCATCGAGTCGCGTCGCGACGAGCGCCGTGGAGTCGTCGGTGAGCGAGCCATCGAACCCGAGGGTGACGGTGTCGCCGCGCTTCCAGCCGAGGTGCTGGTCGGCGTTGCCCATCTTGAGCGGGGCCACGTCGGCGCTGTAGTTCGCTTCCCACTCGTGCGGGGCGACCCAGGAGTCGGCCGAGGCGACGATCTGGTTCAGGTAGAACCGTCGTGCCTCTTCCGGCGCCGTGTTCGGGTCGTAGATCTCGGAGAGGAT